CTGTTGATGCTGCTAGATCTACTGCATCGAGAATCGGATCCTCGTTCAGTATCTCAGGTAGTGGAGTTGACACTACGGACGGTACGACTGCTAACACTATTTCTGCTGGTACTATCACATCTGGTGTGTACAGTCCTGGTACTATCGCAGCAACCCAGGATACTCCTGGTAATGCATTTAGTTTCAGTCAGTCTTATACACAAGCTGATGCCGTACCAACTGGAGCTCCTACTGTAGGTGAAGTTCCTAACTTCTCCTCAATTACAAGTTACACAGCTGGAACTGCTGGAAGTCTAGCAGGTACTATCGGCACTACTGGTGCTATCAGCATCACGGCTGGTGGAGCTGGTACTACAGCGACAGGACAATTTGTTAGCGAGATTACTGTAATTGATTGAGGACGTTCGTAATGACGATTTCTGGATCGACTTACTGGAGTATTGCGACGAGTGCGGTGGTAATCCTGCTTACAGGTGCCACCGCCCAGGCAGTGCCCGTTGTCCCAAACTTCACACAGGGCTCAATGACGAGCCACACAGAGACGACTCAGACTATAACTGAGACTATCAACTCTATGGACTATAGCACAGGGTATCAATACTCTGCAACTGGTTCAGGAGTAACAGCAAGTGGAAACTTATCTCCCACTACAGGCACAAATAATGTAACTATTGAAGGAGTAACTTCATCATGGACAGGTGTAACAGGCAAACCAACGTTCACACAAACAACACCAGGAGCAGCGTTCCAGTTCACAGAAACTCTATCTTCTCCAGGTTTACAAAATCATACGATCATCCAAAGGGTGACCGAGGTTACAAGCGTAACAGACACTACAAGTATTTTCTCCCAGTAATTGCTGCTCTAGTAGCATCACCAGTTAATGCTGAAACTGTTGGCGGTGTTAGTGCAACTGCATCTCCAATCGCGAATAGCTCAGGCTCAGTTACCAACCAGGCAATTCAGGTATTACAAGGTCCATATATTACTAACACATATGGTGGCGGCATTCAATGTCAAGGACCCACTCGTAATTTTACACCATATGTAACAGGAACTGCATCAGCATCTAAACCATACGAACCATACTATATGGACCCAGTGTATGATGTGACCGATAACTTTGGTGCCTTCGATGATAACGGGAATGATATTGGGGATGGAATTTTAGACAACCCAGGAGATATTATTTTTGAGAAGAGAACAAGAACTGGACAGAAAGATAACTACAGTCTAGGTGTTGGTTTCTCTATGACGTGGAGTACACCAACAGATAAAAAACTACAAGACCTGTGTAAGAAAGCTGCTACAACACAGATCGCATTGCAAGAACAATTAACAGCAAATAAAAGATTAGATTTTGAGATCGCGAGACTAAAAAATTGTGGTGAATTATTGAAGGCAGGAATCCGCTTTACTCCTGGTACAAAGTATGCAAAAATCTGTGCAGATGTACAGGTATCTGGTGTGAACTTTATGGCTCCACACGTACACAAGATCCCTTCTACTTCTTCGTCTTCGCCTTCACAGCGCGAAGCTTTGCAATCGCTTCATTCCTCTGACGCTGCTCTGCTCGGCGCTCCCCTACAGATTCGACCTTAGGTTTCTTACCTCTGATCTGAGCAACCTTCTTCAATACTTTCTTCACTGTAGGTTTGATCACCTTCAGAAGTATATCTGCGAAAGGTTTAGCAAGTAGTGCAGAAGTAGTAGCAACTACAGCAATACCCCCAGTGGTGATTACGGTCCCCGTTGGGGGTAATCCATTTATGGCTTGTTCAATGATAGGTACATCACGTACCTCACGAATACATTGATTGCCGACTAGTTTATATCCTGTGACTTCTTTCCTACCACCATCGAAGATGAAACCAACAGGTTCCTCCGACAATTGTTTCTGGGTAGGACATTCAATCTTTGGAATAACATCCTTTGTGTTTGGAGTTTTTGCTATTGGATTTGGAGTATTTTTTTCTGGTGGAGAACCAATAGGTGGTACTGGTGCTTGATAATTAAACTCTAGATCATCTTTGTTGTAATCCATAGCATTAAACGATGGAACACCAGCATCACAGTATACTTTTACACCCTTAGGATCATCATCACTAAGGATACCACTCTTCTCTTTGCTAGTGTTCTGTTCGTGTGCCTCTACACAGCCAGGCATATCAACGATAGGCACACCAATATCCACCGTCACAGGCAGTGATCTATACACTGGTGCTGGCGGTGGAATTCTTACTGTAATAGGGTTCACATCAATATCACCGATGTCGATGTTATTGATATTGATAGGTGGAATACTCATTAGCAATCATTAAATACAGCACCAACCTGTGAACCCATTTCAGAACCTGCTTTCTGTCCTAAGAGAAGTGCCCAACCACCTGCTAACCATCCAACGTAAGGGATGCTAGAGACAGCAGGGACGGCAACACCAGCAGCGATAGCACTACCTGCCATTGCACCTTGAGATCGTGCTCCAGCGTCCGCCGCGATACACTCTGCGCTTTTTGCATTCTGCTTTCCCTCTTCACCTATTGCACCTCCCCCGATGTTGCGGGTTCCGTCCATAGTATATTGATCACGACGGTATTCTGTGCGTTGTTCTGTACCACCACCAAAGAATCCTTTCTTTGTTTTGTCCAGGTCTAAGGATCTCTCAGACTCTAGAACTTTAGGATCGTTTGCTTTGTACTCAACTTCATATCCATCCTTACCAGCTTTGATTCTGTAAGATGAATAATCTCCACGAGGGATGTTGATAACAGGAACCTGAGGAACTGGTGGTTCTTCTGGTCGTCTGATTACATATCCAACTAAACCTATATGAGACACAGCGAACAATGCACCAACAGTTCCGATAAGGATCTTAAAGGTTGATGGTTTCTTCTTCTCTGGTTCTATAAACTTAGTGAGTGTTTCTTCTTCATTCATGGTAACGATGGGAGTGCGGGACCTGTAGCTTTAGGTAACTCAGGTACTGCAGCATCAACCATACCAGGGAGAGCACCAGCAATTGCTTCTGCTGCTGCTTTAGCTACCTTTTCTTTAGCACTTTCAATCAGTGCATCTTTCTGGAGGTAGACATAAACTCCACCGCCAACAATAGAAGCAGTTCCTACGAATGATAGGACTGCTAATACATTAATTAACTTTTGCATTTGTTTCCTCCTGTTTTCCAATTGTAGGTGCTTTTTTAGGAGCACTACCATTTTTAGCAGGACTCAATCCGAACGCAGCTAACGATCCAGAAAAGACCGAAGCTATAAAAGTTGGATCAAAATCTAGAATCTTTTGACCGTTTGGAAGTCTAACGTATGAGAACGTGAGTAGAGAGGCAGACCATATAAGTACAACGACTTTCACCAAATTACCAAGAACTTCACTTTTATCTTCATCATCCTGCTTCTCTTCTACTTTGATCTCCGATGGTTTAGTTTCAGACATTTTTTTCCTCCACGGTAAGCATCGCATGGATCATATGTATAGAGTAAGGCAACTTTATTTATACTATCTCTCTCCTGGTCTGTACGCATTACCTCTGGGGAACAATTGTCCAACCCTAGGTCTCTTATCTTTTAAGAAGTCTCTACTTGTGCTTATAGGTGTTGTATCCTGTAATGCTACATTATTTGGGAAGTCAAAATGATCTACTATAGCAAGAGCACCTGATGTTGTATCTGCAGGTACAGTAATTTCATCAACCTCTTCAAAGAATCTAGGATATAGTTGACCATAATCCACAAATGCAGGAGGTCTACCAGGAGATACAAACTTAATTGGTTGGTAGATGAGCGTCATATTTGGGAACGCTGGCCAATTCCTTGGATCATTCCAGACTTTATCACCAATACCTTGCCATTTGAAATGTGTAGATTGTACAGTCATATCAATAGCAGTAGTAGCTCTCTCAGGAACCCAGTTAACAACAGGGGGTGGAGTAACATCTGTCCAATGAGATGTGTGTTGGTTTCCTGCCTTAAGATGTACATTTTGTGTTGTTGCTAATGCAGAAGTGAATGCAAACGATATGTTTCCATGTGCATTTGTTCCATTCGACATACTAAGATCATTAGTATGTTGATTGCCCACATTAAAAGCACTACCCCAGTTAGCATCAATAGCAGGGTTAACTTTCCAATACTTATCAAGATCACTACCAGCGTAGCTACCGAACTCCATCGTAGACATGATGGGTTGTCCAAATAGAACTTGATCTATACCACCAGTAAATGTTCTGATGTTATTAACACCACTACCAGTGAGAGTAAAACTATATGTTTGTGCATTACCAGTGGAGGTATCTGTTACTATTACAGTAAAAGATGTATCACCAAAGTAACTACTCGTAGCAGATGATCCTAGGTAACCTGTGTCTGTATTAAAAACTAAGTTAGTACCAATCAAACTATCACCAGTGATTGTCC